AACCATGATCCAATACCATATTGTTTTCTTCCATCCATACCCATGATACCACCATACGCTGCCATCTGTCTGTCAGGTAATACTGGTCCTGTTGGTTTAGGTTGAAAAGGATTAACTGGTTTTGTTGGATCTTGTGGTAAAGGTTGACCACCAGACATTTGTCCTTCGGCCATTGCTTGTTGCATAAACTGTTCAAGAGTCATAGGCTCAAGTCCTTGCTCCATCATGTCATCAACGTATTTTAAATACTCTTCTTCTAGTTGAGCCATCATCATTTGCTCCATCTCTTGTGGAGATTTAGGACCTTCATTACCACTATATTTTATAGATGGTGCGTTAGTCTCTAGCTCTTCTGAAATTTGTATATCTTCTATTCCCATGGTTTTGCTACCTTACTTTGTTTTTCCTACTAAATCAAGAGTTGGCATGATAACTTTTACATCCTGTGCCATCTCTTCTGGCTTATAACCCTTGACTTCCCAGTCTTTTCTTTTTTTAAAAATCTCACCTGTTTCCTTGTGTCTATATGTTTCTTCTACTTTTGCCTGTAATATTTCCATTATGTTGTTACCTCTTTCTTAATGTTTAGATAGCTAATAGCTACATCAAATGAGTCTGTTGTGCTTGCTTGAACTGTAAAGGTTTTACCACCTTCTACTATTAACGGTTGGGTTAATAATTCTGTTGTAACATTAGCGGTTAATGCTGCTGATTTAATGGCTGTAATACTGTTGTTTGTTACAGTCACACTAGGTGTCCCAGCTGCTGTAACTAATATTGATTTAATAACTATGGTTTCATTAACTGCAGGAATCCCTGATCCAAAAGGTGTAAGTGCACTACCTGTTGTACTATTATCTACACCTACAAATTTATATTGGTTTACTACTGCCATTATTCTAAAAAGAAGCTTCTAGCTTCTATCTCCTGTTTTAATTCTTCTTGAAACGTTGTGTTTAATTTTTCTAATACTGCATCTAAATCTCGCACAAGTGATTGTGCTACATCTGGTTCATACTCGTTACTTGCTCTAGTTAATGTTTGTACAATTTTAGCCATTATATTCCTAACATATTTTTTAACACATTATATCTATTTCGTTCTGAGTCAGAAATATTTCCTGACTGTAATTTTTGTAGTAATAATATATACTCATCATAACCACCTGCTTGGTTTTCTAAAGAAGCTAATCCTTCTCCATCACCACCATTGTTAGTAGTTGTATTATTTTTTGATGTTGATTTAGATTTAGATGTAGATGTTTTATTTCCGCTAAACATATTTGCTATTGGGTTTTTAAAACCAAATTGATCTGCTATCGATGTTACTGTTTCTAAACCTGTTTTTGCTCTCTTACCTAAATTAACAGCTGTGGCTATTGTTTTTCCTGTTTTTCCAAATAAACCAAGAGGCCCTGCTGCAAATAAAGCTAAATCAAATAAACTAGGTCCTTTTCTTTGTGTAGATGTAAAACTAGCTCCTCCAGTATAAGGACTAAATTTTGTCCCTGTTTTTGCTGCTTCAATTGCATTGTTGTGATTTAAAGTTTGTACAAAATCTCTAGCAGCAGATCTCATTTCATCACCAGTGGCTACAGATGTTTTTGAAGTTCCTGAATCTGTGTGAGGATTATGTCTTGTAGTTTCTGGTCTATCACTACCTTTATTATTGTTATTATTTCCACCACCCATAGCAGCACTCTGATCTTGATTAGATTGATTACCCATGTCCATTCCACCACCTTGAAAACCAACTCTTTCAACTAGTTTACCTAGTGCATACATCTGTCTAGCTTGTTGTAATCTTGTAATTGACATTAACGTCTTCCTCCAGTTTGTATATCTAACCTAAAAGTTCCTAACTTCCAACTAGTATCAACAGCTGTATTAGATATTGTAAGAGCTATAGCTCTGCCCCTAGCACGTGTGTCTACTTTATCGGTTGTAGATGTTACAGTAAATGGACCTAGTGATGAGCTAGCTGCTGCATCGTTTGGATAATTTCTTAAATCTAATTGTACAATAGCGCTTCCTTGTTGAGATATAAAGTCAGGTATAATTCTACTTACTCTCATAATGTTTTCACCATCACCTCTAAGGTCACCTAAGTTTGTTGCAGCTCCTCTAACAACTTTTTGTGTAATATCATAATCACCTGATGTAATATTAGCAGGAATAGCTACAGCCGTGGTCCCTGCTTCTTGTTGATTGACTCCTGTTTCATGTTCAAAATAAACTGTTACACCTTCAGTGTTACCAGTTACATCAAATGATGCATCATCACTTGCGTTATATTTTGTTGCATGTGGTAAACCAAATACAGATGAATCTTCCCATGTGCTTCTAGGAAACAAAGCACTTGCATTAGTAAACCATATAGGTCGTTTAGCTGTTGAATCTAGATAACTATATGTAACTGCTCTAGTATTTACATTAGATGTAGATGTTGGATAGAACCAAGTAATTTCACCAAACAAGTTATTAATACCACAATAAATTAATTGATTAGATGTAGTGTTAAGATCGTCGTAAACAAAATCTTCTACTAAACAGTCCATAGATTCTAGTTTACCAGTATACCTAAAGAAACCATTATCAGACATCCAGTACGCAGCACCATCAACCTCTACTGCTGCATTCATACCAATCAATCCACAGTTAGTTCCTGCTTGTTCAAAGGCAAATGTAAAAGGAGTTCCAACAAATCTCATAGTAAATAAAGAAGTATCAGACCAAATGTAAATTGCATTTCTACCAAGCTTAGCACCCATGATCCGTGAGCCAGCGGCCAGTCTTTGTGTACCGGCACTATTCTCAGCTGTTGGTGTGTAATCTGTAATATCTTCTTGAGAAGAAAATCTTATAAACATATCGTCTTGTGTAGTCTTGTCACCAATAGTTGTTTCTGTTCCAAAAAATACTAAGTGACGATCCGGTGTAGATACTAACATATCACGTGACGCTGTTGGTGCACCTGATATAATTGTAGCTCTTGTTGATGTTGCATTAGTTGCATCACCATCCCATTGAAAACATTCTCCGTTATGGATTAAAGCAATAAGTGTTGTTCCTAAATTATCCAAGGACCATAGACCTGGATCAGTTACTGAGTCAGTGTTGGCTGCTGGTGATCCCCAACCTGTAAAAGAAGAAGTGTTAGTTACCGTAGCACCATTACTGTGCGCAGCTCTTGTAGTTCCTCTTACAGCTCTTGTTATACCAGTTAATTTACTACCCGATACACCTGTGTAAGATATTTCTTCTGTTCCTACTTGAATAAAGTTTGTACCAGAACTTGGAAAACCAGTCGTGCTAGCTAGTGTAATTTCTGTAGCCGAACCATTATTACCATTTGTGTCGTCGCCTAATAAACCATTTAAGGTAGTTGTTAATGCACCTAAAATGTTACCACCCCATAATGATATACCCCAACCAAACGCACCTAGTTGTTCTGCTGGTCCTACATGATAGTATTGATAATATGTTATACCACCTGATGTTGTGGCACCACTGCCTGTTTCATTACTAGGCATTGTAATAGTAATCGTAGTTGTACTAGGTACACTTGTTACCATAAATTTTTTATCAGCAAAATCTGCTGCAACAAAATTAGAATTAGTAATTGTACTAAACGTAGTTGCATCACCAAATAAAATAATATCTTGTGGTTGAAAATTATGTGCACCACCAAATGTAAGTGTTACAGTTGGAGATCCGTTAGTCGTACTAAATGCACTTGTAATAGCTGTACCTGATGGATTAGTTAATGGATGTATATCATAATAAACACCACCAGAATATATGTATAAAATTTTGTTAGTTCCTATAGCTGCAAATTTAGTTGATGCTTTGTTTACAAAATGATGAAGACCTCTAGCTGCACCGGTAAGTTTTGATTCACCTAATTGGCTCCAACCACCTATTTTTTCAGGTGTGCCATATCTAAAACGAACGTTCTCTCCGTCTATCCATTGTGACTCTGCACCCGTAGATGTAACCTGTTTATTGAACCCTGGTAGGAATCCTAATTTTTGTAACATATAACCTCATTATAATACTATTTTACACCTGATGGTAGGCCTAGCTTGGCTCTTCCATCAAATCTATTTTTGTCTGCAAATGGGCCATTCACATGATTATAATGTAGAAATACTTGACCGCAAATGTCCCCGTCAAAAGGCTCTCGCCAATGTTCGAGTTCACATCCACTATATACTAGCATATCCCCTACTTCAAGCAAGACTTTCGTGCCTGCTGGAGCGTTAGGTTTATGTATATTCTTGTATTCATCTATTACATTGTTAGCTCCTGTGCCATCTATAAATATTGGCCAAGGATCACCACCTAGATTAACTGT